TTCTAAGCACGCCATTTCTATTTCAAAAGGAATTCCATTAACTCCAGTTGTTAGTTCTGCAATGTAAGCATTAGCTGCTCCACCATCAGTACCAATAATATCATTAGCTGCTCCACCACTAGCTACTCTACCATGAAGGTCAATTAGAATAGTTGTGTAAATTAACCCACCTATTTTATTCACGAATGTGTTACTTGCATCATCAGCAATTCCTGATCCATGATCATTAGGTGTAATTTTAAAAATAGTTGCTGCTGTACCTAAACTTGCATTGTTAGTACCTGTTGAAGTACCTGCTGCTACAATGTTGTTTCCAGTGCTTGCAACTTTTTCTACTTCCATACCACCTGCTGCTTTTATAACAGCATAGTCTACAAATGCTCCTGTAGTAGTGTTCTTAGTTGTTGCTTTTATATCGCCATCGGAACGTACTGTTCCATTAAACGTTGTTGTTGCCATTTTATAATCCTCCTAGATTATGTAGATCTAGTCTCTAGGCCGTCGACTATACGCGTCTAGATCTAATTAATAATTGTATAGTAATATTTTTATAGCGTTTTTTTGAATGAAGCGCAAGCGATTTTATGATTCGGAGATGTTTTCCGTATATAGCTTTTTAGACTAAGTAGCTATCGAAACTTCGGCCTTAGACTCTTCTATTTGGTTAACACGGTGAGCTGTTCTAGCTTCTTCTAATTTGATTTCAGTGATGATTTCTTTAATCTTATCATCAATCTGAACCATGTTAAGAGTATATCCACCTGATTCGTTATACTCTTGTTCCCAACTTAACTCCAAGGACTTCTTCTGTTTGTATAGTTCTTGTGTCATTTATAACTTCCTCATAAGTTATCCATTTACCTTTTTTATTGGTAAATCCATCAGACTCGAACAATACCTCATTTTTTCCTATTTTGTCAAGGATAGATTGTTCAATACTTTCAGCATTATCTTCAGCCATAATGGTGAAGTCTGCATAATGCCCATGGTAACGGATTTGTACTCGGAAGTTTTTCATAGTCGTAATTCTTACTTTATGTTTCAAATGAGGCCGTTTTAAGGCGGCCTCATTCATTTACTTATTTACTTATTACGCACCTGGTGATCCGAAGATACCTCTCCAGTCAGACCAGCCGAAGCTGTATCTTTCTCGAGCTTTGTATCTCACGTTACCAGTTTCAAAATCGCCTTCCATAGCAGTTTTGATTGGTGCTCTTGTAAAGTGTTTTAGTCCATTTGGTACATCTGTTTTGATAAAGAATGCATCAGTGTCAGTTAAATAGTGATTAACCACATAACCTTGAGGAACCATCCCCATGTTTTTGACTGCATTGATATCGTTATCAGCTGTTCCAACTCTACCTACAGATTTCATCAATCTTTCAGCAGTAAATTGCAAAGCAGAAGGAATAATCATTTTCATTCCTTTAGCCGCAATTTTCAAACCACGTTCATCAGTTAGTGCTGCAATGTCAATCATTGCTTGCTCTAAAGATGTTTCGTTAAGGTCTGAAGCAGTTGATAGTTCATTTTGCTCAGTACCAGACACAATTACGTGTGCTGTTGAACAAAGTTCTAAACCATCTCCGCCTGTGAACGAACTATTAAACGCTCTGTTAAGAACATTTGCTGCTTTAACTTGTTTAGAATTAGCCATAGATCTAGCTAATGCTTTTGTATATCTAGACGCAAGTCTGTCATACAAGTTATCTTCAATCGCTTCTTCAGTGATTGAAAACGCTAAAGCAAGCGTTTCGTGCGTATAACGAGCCGTGAAAGTTTCTTGTGCCGCGTCGTAGTTGACACTTGACCTTCAGGTTTTACAGAGGCATTTCCAAATCCAGATAACATAACTTCTTCTTCAAAAGCTCTGTCAGAATTTTCTGAACTGAAAATTTCCGCATGTTCGTTAGCGTAGTTTTTGTACTCCAAGCCGAATAGTGCATTCAAACCTGGCTCTAGTTCTTTAACTAGTTGTGATCGTGATATTGCCATGATTATATATCTCCTATTATACGGCTGTTGTTAGTTTAAAGATATGAAGACCAGTAGCCACAACGCAATAAGCGTTACAGTTAGCTGAACTCGTATCGCTGTTATCGGGATCTGTTGAGATTCCGATTTGCTTGAAGTTACCACCTGTTCCAGAATCAGACGTGTCTAATTCAGAAGTTGATTGACCAGTAATTGTAGAACCTGCTACTCCTACAAAATCCATCGCTGAATTATTCATCGCTGCTGTTCCTGTACCATCGTGTTGTGCTTCATATACGATTTCTGGGTCTGCATATACGGATGCTTTAAGATCAGAAGCATTAGTGCTTGCTGGATAATAAGCGCTCCATGTTGGCTTGCTAGTAGTTGGATCAGTGTAAAACACGCCTCCGAAAACGCCAATTTGTTGTACGTCTGCGGCTGCTGCTGCTGTGATCCCACCAGCTGTAACCGCTGTAACTACTTGTCCAGTATAAATTGCTGTATTGTAGTTTGCGGCTATTTTATGTTCTTCAGTTCTGATTTGTCCACCCACAAGTGATCTTGTAGGTCTGAAACCAAAAGCTGCGTCTTGATTTGCCATATTTACTCCTTAGTTTATAAAATTTCGTTGGGTAAGAATCGCTAATAAATTAGTCTTTCTTAGTACCACCGAAGGTTACACGGGACTGCCTTTCAGCATTGATCGGCATTCCTGGGTGCTGTTCCTTCATAAGATCACTTTCAATCGCGTCGTCTTTGTCTTGAGTCATTTTTCTAAAATACTCATCGCGCGCTTTAACGATCTCTTCTGGTATCCTTGCCAGCAACAGGCCACCAACTCCGATTACCCCTTTGTATTTGCCTTCCGTCACCACTGGATATTCTGATCCTGGATATGCATCAGCTCTTACAAGCTCGTATCCTGATCTTAATCGGCCGGCTATGTTCTTTGTATCAACAAAGCCCATAGTTTCAGCTCTTATCCACCTGTGATGAAATCCTGCAGGCGCAGGGGGTGCATCTAAAGATGATGGGGGAGTCCAAACTGCTTTTTTAATAGTTTTTTCTCTAGTTTGACTCGCACGGGAAGTTTTAATTTGTTCGTTAACCATATGCTTATACCTCCTTCATGATTTTTAATTGTTTCGCATATTCTTCTAGTGGCACACCTAATTTTTTGGCGATTGCAACTTCAGATGATGTGAGCCTGATAGTTTTGCGACTAGGATTTACACTTCGCTTCGCCGAAGCTACTATTTGTGTTAGGTTAGTCGATTCCTGTGAATCAGTCTTACCAAATTTATGCGGGAAGTCAAGCTTCATTCGTTTATCTATTTCAGCATAGTACTCCTCTGAATTAGGATCAAAGCCTTCGTCCTCTGTTAGTTTCTTATGATAGTCAAAAGCCGTATAGGTCATTGCATTGTCTTTCCCAAACCATGCATTTTTTTCAGCCCATGCTTCAGCTTTTGGATCTGGCGGTGGAGTTCTTCCAACAGTATCTTGTAAAGAAGGTGTTTTTACATCCTTTTCTTTATCTTGAGATTGTCGATCTTTTAAAGCGTTTAACCGAACTTCTTCAATACCGAGTTGTGCAATTGACTTTTGTGCATCCACTTCAGCATTAATATCACCCGCTTCTCTTGCCGTAGTTAATTTAGCTTTAGCTGCATCCATTCCAGCGGTTACCCTGTTTTCAAGAGCTTTCACATAATTAGGCTCCATTTTCGAAAACTTAGTTTTTAATTGAGTATGCTCGTACTGAACGCCTTTGGCATAATCGATCGCAGCTTCTTTTTGTCGTTCCGCTTCACGCCATTTTTTCGTTAGTTTCGAAATTCTCCGTTGAACTCCTTCACTATATTCTTCTAATTCTTTCTTTTCTTCTACTGGTTTCTCGTCGCTTGTTTCTTGTTTCTCCTTAACTTCTTCTTTTTTCTCTTCAACCGGCTCTTCTTTTACCGGTTCAGTTACTTCTACTTCTTTTTTTTCTTCTTCAATATTGACCTCCGCGCCTGGGCCGGTTGTATCAATATCTACTGTTTTTTCTTCTGTTGGCATAGTTTCTCCTATGGTTAATTATGATGAAGTACGGATTCAGGATCCTTAATGGTTCCTAGAATTTCGTCATCATTCAAGATGCGTACTTCGCCTCCTTCGATGGGTAGTCTTGATCCTGCGTAACGTGCAAAAATAACCCAATCACCTTTTTTGCACCACGGTCCCGTTGGAAACTTTTCATGATCATGATAGGCCAACGGACCCATCGATAATACATAACCGCAATTCGTTGCGATACGTAATTTGTCTAATGATTCTTGTGCGATTAGAATTCCGCCTTTAGTCTTTTCTCGTGGAGAAAAGGGCAAAACCAATAGTCGCCAGCCGCTAGGAACTGGGAGCTGAGATTTTTGAATATTGTCTGGATTTAACGGTTCTTTTTCTTCGGTTTGATATTTTTCTTCCAAAGCATTTTTATGTTTTGGAACTTCCTTGTCCGATATCGATAACGTTTCCTTGTTCATCTTTTTGCTCCTTTGCTTTTAGCAGGTTAGAGATTTCCTGAAGCATGTACTGATAGGTACGTGCCTGTCCCAACATATACTGATATTTCTCCATGTTGTCAACACCACCACTAATCATGGTGTCTCCGACACGTTGAAGATTGTCTCGGATGATTTTTTGTAGCTTAGCAACGATAACTAAGGGATCCATTAAACTAAATCTTTATAATATTTCTTATAACTTTTATTTGATACTTTCACGCCGCCCAAATCACCCTCGATATAGCTTCCGATGTATGGCTCAGTTGTAACACTTCCACCTGCGTAGTATTTCTTTTCCCATCGCTGTGCGATTTTTGGATGGTTCGCATGCATGTAGCGTCTTTGTTTTTCTGATTTAAATGGCCTTACTTTGGTTTGTTTATTTTCAGTATTTTTTTAACAGTCTTTTTTCTTTGCTCCTTCAAAAACTCTCTCGTATGAAGGTCCTTAAGGCTATAGCCACCTCTATCCATTACTTCCTGCAATTTCTTTTTGCTAGTGTCTAAGATTTCTACAGCTGATTTTTTACCTTTACCCCTTAGGTAAGCCTTACCCAGTCCTTTTAGTACTGA